TGAAAACTTTGATGGTGTTACTAAGTCAACACGTGCTAGACATGATGATTTTGTTGATGCTGTGGGTACAGCATTTAACTACTTAAACACAGTCAAAATATACACCGTCCCCAAGCTAGGTTCATTCTCACCCCCACCAATAAGTGTTAAAGCTATCGCTTTAGCTGATATATAATTTAATCGGAGAAACAAATGTCCGATAATACGGATCAAATCCAAATCACTAAAGCCGAAGCTTCCACTTCTGTAGAGTCTACAAGGATTCGCACAGGAGAAGTTGGAACACCAAACCTTCGTGCTGTAGGCTCTTGGATTCAGAACGAAATGCGTAGAGAGCTTCAGGCTCCATACAACTTAGTGACCTATGAGAAGATGCGTCAAGACGCTACAGTGGGTGCTGCATTAGGCACTGCTGAAGCATTCCTCACTAAAGCATTAGCCAAAGCTAAGTTTACAACCAACTCTAAGAATCCAGCATCTAAAGAATTCTGTGAATACCTTAATTGGAACTTAAAGAATCTTAAAGATGTTACTTGGTATGAGAGTTGTATCAATATTCTATCTTATCTTCAATATGGCTTCTCATGGCTTGAGAAAGTATATGAACCTAACTTCTCTAAGAAGCATTCTAAATATCCTTGGAAACTGAAGAAGCTTGCTCCACGTTCACAGCACTCTGTTGAACAATGGAAGTTTGATGATGATAGTCGCACAGTGATTGGATTACGTCAATACCAGCCACAAGCGTTGAATATTGGGTATACATCTTATAAGCCTGTCTCCACTAACCCTAATGAATATATGAAACGTAACAAGTTTTTATTGTTCTCTTGGGATAGTAAGAATAGTTCACCAATTGGTGTATCTCCATTAAATGCTTGTTATAAAGCATGGAAGGAGAAAGTGCTGATTGAGGCTATGGAAGTTACTGGTGCTTCTAAAGGACTCAATGGACTTGTCGTACTTCGTGTCCCTACTGAACACATCAACAAAGCTGCTGAAGATCCTTCATCGAATGAATACAACACCTTAATGGCGTTACAGAACCAAGCTGCATTGATGCACAATGGTGATCAAACATTCATTATGCTTGGTTCAGACACTTCTGATACGACAGGTACAGGTAGTGGTAAGTATGTTTATGACTTTGAGCTTAAAGGTGTGAGTGGTACAGCCACTAATGCAGTCTCTACAGAAACCATCATTACAGAAAGAAAGAAAGCAATCCTAGACGTATTTGGTGCTGGCTTTATTAACTTAGGTAATGATGCTACAGGTAGTTATTCTTTAGCTGACGCTAAGACAAGCTTACATGCTTTCTTTATGGAAAAGCATATGCTGTTCATTCAATCTGTTATCCAAAATGATTTGGTTAAACAGTTGATGGAGGTTAATAGAGTAAGCTTGGAAGAAGAGGACATCCCTACTCTAGTCCTTGCTGCATTAGATGAAGTTAACCCTGAAGAGTATTCTAAATCAGCCCAACGATTAGCAGCCACAGGATTAATGCCTCGTAAGAAAGAGTTCTTAATGGATGTGCTAACTAAGTGCGGATGGAATGTATCTAGTTTAGAGGAATTAACCGAAGAAGAACTCCTTGAGTCTTTAGCTAACCCTAACGATACGAGCAGGGTAGGTGACGGAATGGCTAGCGGCCTTCCCGCTGGAACTGGTTCTGCTTTAGGTAATAATTCTGCAACTAACATGGACAACAAGGCGTGACAATGAATAAAGAACAAATCCTAGACAAGCTACTTGACTTCCTTGATAGCTGCATTGGGGATAGTGAACAACCTAATAAGCAAGAAGCTGAAGTGGCTGTAGTTAAGTCTGTTGACCAATTAGAAAAACGCTGTCTGTTCGTAGTACTCGAACCTTCTGATGAGAACGGACTTACCCGTGATGCTCACGGAGATTGGTACGACGAGAGTTCTATCGCAGAAGCTTGCGCTAACTTCAACGTAGCTTGCCGTAAAGCTGGTGTTGACCATGCTGGTTTGCTATCTAATGATGATGTAGTGATTGAACAGTCCTATACATCTCCATGCGACTTTACTACTGATGCCGGTGTATTCATTAAGAAAGGTACTTGGTTACAGTGGTGGAAGTTTAACAACGATGCTTTATTTCAGGGCGTATTAGATGGCACTTACACTGGTGTATCTATTGAATGCTCTGCGGTAGGGTATGAGGTGGAATAATGTCAGAAACAATTAAACAAAAAGCAAAGAGAGTGCTGAAGAAGTTTGACTTCTCTAAAGAAGATCATTGCGTATCTTTAGTTGGCCCTTCTCTTGGAAATGCCGCAAACGGTTTTAAAACTCTTGTACTTAAAGCTTCCACTCCAGTTGAAGAAACAATTGAAGTGAAGAAAGCATTAGAGCAAGTTACATTGAAATTGTCAATGCAAGAGTTCTTACGTAAGTTCTTCGATATGTGGAGTGACGATGCCGAAGTGCTGACTAAGCTGTTAGGTTATGAAACAGAACACGAAGCTTATGTAAAAGCTAAAGAAGAACGTGAATCTGAAGAAGAAGAATATGATTGGGAAGCTGAGCATACGAAGTGGATCGAATCTCGTGTATCTCAATTCCAATTAATGAAATCAATGAATGAAGGCAAAGTAGAGAACATCACTAAGTCAGCATTTAACGACATTGTTGCGTTGCAGCAATCAATTGAAACCGCTCTGACCGAGCATCTTAACACAAAGGAAAAACAAATGGAAGAACTGGAACTTGCTAAATCAGCATTGTCTGCAAAAGAAGCTGAACTGGCAACTCAAGTCGATCTGGTTAAATCTTTGGAAGCAAAAGTAACAGAGTTGGAATCTCAACTAGATGTTGTTAAAGCTGCTGAGGAGAAAGCCAAGTTTGATGAATTCGCTGCTCAACTGAAAGGTTTGGTAGCTGAAGATAAACTTGAGAACGTAGCTAAAGCAATGTTTGAAATGAATAAAGTAAACGCAGATGTTGTTGCTATTCAAATCGAAGCATTGAAATCAGCTAAGCAAATTGCTGACGCTGCTGCAAACTCTGTTACACAAGAACTGACCGTTGAACAAGGTCACAACGAAGTAAAAGATTCAGACGCTGTAGAACTTGCTAAGTCTCGCGCTGCTATCTTCAAACATATCAAATAATAAAAAGGAAAATATATAATGGCTAAAATTGCTACCACTCTTCCATACTTATCTTCTGTGCTGATGGCTGATGCCACTTCACTGGTTCCTGATTTTAACTACGCTGAAGTAAGCCTGAAAGAAGCTGCTGCCACTGACCTGAAACTGGGTCAAGTAGTTGTTTATAACGGTACTGATGCTTACCGTATTCTGAAGAATGCTGACTTCACTTCTGACACAGTATTAACTGCTCCAGCAGGTATTCCAACTCTACCAGACGGCGGTGCTATCGGTATCGTTGTTGGTTTCAACGGTTCTATCGGTGGTGAATATGTTGCCTCTGTTGGCACCACTGCTGTTAAAGCATTCGTTCTGTTCCGTGGTCCAGTGATGGTTAAAGACACTCACACTGACGGCGGTTTAGTGTTCGATGCTGGCGTAGTTGCTGCTCGTCGTCAACTGATTAAACGTCAACTGGAAGGTAAAGGCGTTGAAGTCAAGGCTGTTCTGGCACAGCGCACCTCTAGCTTATACGGTTACTAATAGTAGCCGTTCACTAAACAATCTGATAAGAATAATTAAAGGAAATTTAAATGTCTGTAAAATTTAACATGGGTCGTGGTCAAACCTTAGAATTGACTAAAGCACTGGTACGTGACTTAGGCAACCTGAATGGTCTGCACGATGTAACTGCTGAAATCGCAGAACGTCCAAATGTGCCTGACTTAATCAGCGCAATGATTAATCCTAACCAAGTGTTCCTACAAACTAACGTGTTTGAACATGACTTCACTCACTACAAAAATGCTATGCCTTCTGACAAAGCATACGGTGAGCGTGGTCAGGTGATTGATGCTCGCCCTGTGACTGATACTCACTTCCATAAAGTTCCTTCATTCGGCTTACAAGCTCATATCCGTCCTGAAGATGTTCTTCGTCGTCGTAAAGCTGGTACTATCGACCAACTGGCTGCTGAAGCTGATGTTGTTGCAGAAGATAAAGCTTCTCTGATGCGTGGTTGGGATATGTTACGTGAAGTGGCATTAGCTCACTCAATCGTTAGCGGTACTTCATACGTCCCTAACGCCACTGTTCCTTCAGTTGACTTCTACCAAGAATACACTGGTGCTGCTCGTCCTACAGTTACTTACACTCTGTCTAACACTACAGTACATCCTAAAGTATACGG